CGGATATTTATTACGGAACTGTTTTAAAGACCTGCCGGGATTTCGTTATTATCCTGGTGAATAACTTTATCGACCGGGTAACAGTTACCGGGAATTTTCTGTTCGGTTGCTGCAGTCACACACTCCTGCATTGTCCTGTGAACACTGACTGCAATATCAACTGGCTCTCCGGAAACAAGAAAAACTGTCAGAACAAGTGCAAATGCTGTATTCATTGCCAGCATCCTTTTTGTATCGGACGTAAACGGGCCAGCATTGAAAGAATGCATATTTTATTTAATAGCTCCCGTTCGTGTTTTCTCTTGTTAATGGCATCTTCAGTAAATACAGGGTTACTGATAGTGACACCAATTTCAAAACAACCTTCAGACGTATTAACGTTTGGTAATAACGTTTCCATTATCGCGTCCTCAACAATGAATTTTGTGATGCGGTGCCTGGTGCCTCCAGGTGACGTTAACCAGTTAACAATTAACGCCGGATACAGAGAATCCACCCATAACACTGTTTTTGGTTTTAACTGTTCCGCGTGCGCTCAGCCGCATTCACCACATCACAAAATTCACTTTAAAAAGGGCGGCAGAGCAGTCACGGAGTAAAACTGATACCGCCAAACGTCACCAGAAAATTGATAACAGAGGGCGTTGCAGCGGGGTTGTCACTTAAGCGTATGGTCAACCTGACAACCCGGTGTCCTCAACGGGGGAAGGAATAACCCCGCCATACTTACCGCCGCGCCATTTCGCGGATTGCCACAACCGGAAGCGCACGGTCGACGAAAATTTAACGACAGGCTATCTATGAACCAGCTACCTCGCCGTGCGCTTTCGCGTTATGGTCTGACTTTTCAGGGAAATATCCTTTCAGTAAACTGTCAGTGCCGGATGCTCACCCGTGTCCGGCGCACGCACTCCACCTCACCCGTGGAGAACTCCTTAATCACCAACCCTCAGGAGGGTGAAATGTCGACTGAAAATGATGAAATCATTAACTCCCTGATACGCCAGATTAATAATTTTGATAAAGCATTGCAACATGCTGCGGCGCGTAGTGATATAACTCTTTTAGCAATTTCATTTCTTGCATCTGTTATGGATAAAAATGAAGTCGTACGACAGAGTCTTGTTGATTATATCGACTCGCTTCAACCCGGCACTTTCAATCATGAGAGCTTCAATCATGAGAAAGAGCATGTTAAGTCTGTAATTAATTCTCTTATTTTGAATCAAAAGAATTAATGCTTTTTGTTGCAAAGTAATTTTCAAGGGGTTCTATTCGAATCCCTTTCTTTTTCATTAACAAGCCAAACCCCTTATCAATGATGTCCATTAGATCCAGGAAGTATTTTTCATGTAAATCCTGGTTATCAGAGAGCTGCTTCTCTTCGTACAGCCCGATAAAGGCTCGGCGTACGTTACCGGATATATTGTCGATGGTTTCTTTTTCTACGGTACTCAGGTCAAGAGTCGCCAGTTGAGAGCGAACCACATTCGATGCCATTTCCTGGAATGGTACTGGTAAATCTTTAAATTCCATCGTCAACCTCATCAGTCAGTGTTTCTGGTTAACCAGCGACGCGCGCCAGCTTCAGTTTTAAACGTTTTGCTTCTGGTATATGTCATCGCGGTAAACGTGCCGTCCTGGTTGGGAAACACGCCGCATACCAGAGATTCGTTGTTGCCAAGCTCGATAGTATCCATGCTGACCTCATTTCCCCTTAACGCCGGGGTAGCGGAACAAAAACCTGCTGCATAGTTATTAAAGTTGAACCCTGCCGTCATGTTCTTACGCCTCGGGCTGGCTACTTAACCCCTGACCACTGCCTGGTAACTCGAGGTATTGCCCTGTATTGTGTGGGACGGGATGGGTTGGTATGGGAAAACTATAGGAAATGCCTAATTACTTGTCAATAGGCTATGCCTAATAATCTGGGCGCAACCTAATAGGTGATGGTTTGTGGGAGAGGTAGTAGGAGTTAACTAACGGGAACTAGGAATTTCCCGTCGGACCATATAAGTTTAAGTTCCTGTCTTGGTGATGTTCTGGCTTTTCCGTTTTGATTCTTGATTTTTCAGATAGTTAGCTACCTTCATTTCCATTGCGGCAATGTAGGCGCGAACGTCATGATCAACCCAACTAGGCTCCGTAGCATTTCCAGATAAGATGAAAGCCACAATTGCTCTTTTTTCATCAGAGGCGGCTTGATAAAGGCTGTTTATGTCTAAAAGTTCACTTTTTGTATCTGAAGTGGATGGGGTTGGTATGGGGTATTCGTTAAGCCCCCAATGCTCTGGACCAACCACATCAGAAAAGAAACGCCATAGTTCTGGAAGTTTGTCTTTACTTATCGAACCTTTCTTAATCCAGTCATGGATTGATGGTGGTTGGACTTTGAAATGACGTGCGATTTCCGCCTTTGATTTGACGGCTCCTGATGCAATTTTTTTGTTAATGGCCTGCTCTATCGCTCGGCCTAAGTCTTTACCACTAAGCATTGCTTAATAGTCTCCTATGCGCATCGCGTTAGGCAATCCCTACTCTCGATGTATTAGGCATAGCCTATTGACAATTTCATTAGGCTAAACCTAATATTGTTGCGTGTTTTTTGGAGTTCATTCGATGAAAAAAGATAACTATTCATTCAAACGAGCTTGTGCTGTTGTCGGTGGGCAATCAGCAATGGCTAGGCTTTTAGGTGTATCTCCTCCAAGCGTAAATCAATGGATCAAAGGTGTACGTCAGTTACCTGCTGAGAGATGTCCTGCGATTGAACGAGCAACAAAAGGTGGTGTCCTGTGTGAAGAACTTCGTCCTGATGTTGATTGGACATACTTACGACGCTCGTCATGTTATTCGCAGAATATGTCGATGAAGCAACCAAATGACGAAAACGATCATACCCGAAGCATCAAGAGGCAAATGATTCATGAAAATCAAACATGAGCACATCCGCATGGCGATGAATGCCTGGGCATACCCTGATGGTGAGAAAGTTCCTGCAGCTGAAATAGCCCGGACTTATTTCGAACTGGGGATGACGTTCCCTGAACTGTACGACGACAGCCATCCGGAAGCCCTGGCCCGTAATACCCAGAAAATTTTCCGTTGGCTGGATAAAGACACCCCTGATGCTGTTGAAAAAATGCAGGCTCTGTTACCGGCGATCGAAAAGGCGATGCCGCCTTTGCTGGTGGCCCGTATGCGCAGCCACAGTTCTGAATATTACCGTGAGATCGTCGAACGGAGGGATCGGCTGGTGAAGGATGTCGATGATTTTGTTGCGTCAGCGGTTGTTTTGTATGACCAGATGAATCGCGGCGGCCCGGCAGGGAATGCTGTGGTGATGCACTAAAAGCACGGTGTTCGGGGGTTTTATGAGCAGCAAGCTTCATGGTCTTGTCTGGGAAGGGTGCGCCTTCACCGGCATGATCTTATCCAGGGTGGCGGTTATGGCCCGTCTTGCAGACTACAGCAATGACGAGGGCGTGTCATGGCCTGCCATTGAAACTATCCGGCGTCAGATCGGTGCAAGAAGTGAATCCACAGTGAAATCGGCTATTGCAGAACTGGCGAAAGAGGGCTGGCTGACGAAGGAAGAGCGTAAGGTCGGTGGGCGTAATGTAAGCAATATCTATCGGCTTAATGTGGAAAAACTCGAAGCAGCTGCGGCGGCGGCGCGTGAGTCATATAAACCGAAAAGAAAAATTAGCCCGGCAAAAAATGACCCGTTAACAGTTGACCCGTCAAATATTGACCCCTCAACGGTTGACCCGTTAAATTTTGATGGATCAACTGTTGATAAAAAACTGCCGATTAGGGGGGCGATGATTGACCCCGATCCGTCAGTATTAAAACCTGATCCGTCAGATAAAAGATCTTCTTGTCCGGACGCTTCGCAACCGGACCCGCAGATGGCTGAACAGGATTTTTTAACCCGACACCCTGACGCGGTTGTGTTCAGTGCGAAAAAACGCCAGTGGGGAAGTCAGGAAGATTTGGTGTGCGCACAGTGGATCTGGGGACGAATCGTGAGTCTTTACGAGCAGGCGGCCAGCGATGATGGCGAGATCACTAGACCGAAAGAACCCAACTGGACAGCATGGGCCAATGACGTTCGCACAATGCGGATGCTGGATGGCAGAACTCACAGACAAATTTGTGAAATGTTTGGGCGTCTCCAGCGGGATTCGTTCTGGGTAAAAAACATCATGAGTCCGGCAAAACTCCGGGAAAAATGGGATGAACTGGTTATCCGCCTGGGGCGTTCACCTGCGCAGCGTTGCGTGAATCACATTTCTGAACCGGACACTGAAATTCCGCCGGGCTTCAGGGGGTAAGTGTTAATTTCTGGTCATGAGGTAATTTTCAGGAGGGCTTGTGGCAAAAGTTTTTACACAAGAAGAGCGGGAAAAAATTAAAGGGCTGATCGTGGAATTCGTACGCCTTAACGGACGAGGCACGATTCGGCAGTTATCGGATGAAATTGGTGTCAGTCATGCGTCTGTCGGTCGTTTATGCATGGAGCTGGCCGCCAGTGGTGATGTTTACAATTCCGGTTACGGAGTATTCCCGTCTGAGCAGGCGCGCAAGGACTGGCAAAACGCCCGCAAAAAACTCTCAAGGGCAAAGCTGAAGAAACCATCTGTGGTTGATCCGGACCTTATCTGGCTATTACCAGACGGCGAAATACGCCGCTACGACAGGCGCCTAAACATAATCTGTCGCGAGTGCCGGAAGAGCGAAGCTATGCAGCGTGTACTGGCATTTTATCAAGGAAATGTTAGGTATTTTAGACGTTACTAGATTAAAGAGCATTAGTTCAGATGTGAATTGACATTTTCATGGCGCAGGGTAGAGCCAGCGTGGTTGTCCGCTTTGCGTCAAAACCAGATATTACCAGATTTAGACATATATTCCCGATAGCCCTGCTCTGATGCTACACTCTGTGCTATTTTCATGACCCCAATAAAAATATTTATGACTATTGCTGATTTCAAACGGCCTAAATTGGAGCTCCCAAACGGGGCAAACAAACTACTACTGCACTCTTGCTGTGCTCCATGTTCCGGTGAAGTGATGGAGGCGCTTCAGGCCTCGGGAATCGACTACACCATCTTTTTCTACAACCCGAACATTCATCCTCAGAAAGAGTATTTAATTCGTAAGGATGAAAATATTCGCTTTGCTGAACAACACGGCGTGCCGTTTATCGATGCTGATTACGACACCGACAACTGGTTTGAACGTGCCAAAGGAATGGAATGGGAGCCTGAGAGGGGGATCCGTTGTACCATGTGTTTTGACATGCGTTTTGAGCGGACAGCGTTGTACGCTGCTGAAAATGGTTTCAGTGTGATCAGCAGTTCACTGGGCATTTCACGCTGGAAAAATATGCAGCAGATTAACGAGTGTGGGCGGCGAGCTGTTGCGCATTATCCGGGTATGGTGTACTGGGATTATAACTGGCGCAAGCAGGGCGGCTCGTCCCGTATGATTGAAATCAGCAAGCGCGAAAAATTCTATCAGCAGGAATATTGTGGCTGTGTGTATTCTCTGCGCGATACCAATCTACACCGCAAATCTCAGGGACGCCCTCTTATCAAAATTGGCCAACTCCACTACGGAAAAGAAGAGAAGGAGTGATTTTATGGATCACCTTTCTGATTGATTTCATATTGGCGAGGTGACGTGAGTTAAGTAGAATTGCTGCGGGTGCCTGAGGCTGTCTGCCTCAGGCATGAACACCAAAAGGCAGATAGAGAAAGCCCCAGTTAACATTACGCGTCCTGTAAGACGCTCAACATTAATCTGAGGCATATGGATGCGGATGAAAGAATTAAATAAATTCAGAGTGATAGACCTCTTTTGTGGGGCAGGTGGATTATCTTATGGTTTTCTTCATGGAGAGATGTCTGACTACTTTGAAAGTATCCTTGCTATTGATAATAATGCTGCAGCTATAAATACCTACAATGCCAATTTTGGTTTGCATGGAGTTCAGGCAAATATTGAGGAGTGGGCATCCAGCAATACTGTTCCTGAGGCTGATGTGGTCATAGGTGGCCCCCCGTGTCAGGGATTCAGTTTATTGAATAAGAATCGTTATGGTGATCACCGAAGAGCATTGTGGGAGCCTTATATGGATGTCATTGAGCGTTCAAGGGCTTGTATGTTCGTCATGGAAAATGTCCCCGGATTGCTGATAAGCGATGAGTTTGCGGACATTACGTTTAGAGCGAAATCCATGGGCTTTATTCTGCTTAATCCAATGGTGTTGAATACTGCTGACTATGGAGTACCTCAGACAAGAAAACGAACGATAGCAATCGGTATCAAACGAGAACTCTTCGATGTGCATAGTATTCCGGCGTTCCCGCCAGCACCAACGCATCGTTCCCCTGATAAGGATGTCGCTTTGCCTGAATGGGTCTGTACGCGTGATGCAATTGGTGACTTACCTGCTCCTGTTGGAACTGATATTCGTAATGAACTTCCTCCGCTGAACTTACATTTTGGGCGTAATCCCACACCTGTTTCTCTGGAGCGATATAAAGCGGTTCCACCAGGAGGTAACCGTTTCGATTTACAGAAAAAAAGACCTGATATAACCCCGGCGTGCTGGCTAAAAAAGAAATCTGGAGGGACCGATTTGTTTGGACGTCTGTGGTGGGACAGACCTTCAGTAACGATTCGTACTGAGTTTTTCAAACCGGAGAAAGGGCGATATTTACATCCGGAAGAGGATCGGCCAATAACTCATCGTGAGGCAGCGAGATTAATGTCTTTTCCTGATAATTTCATTTTTACCGGTTCAAAAACTGAGATTGCAAAGCAGATCGGGAATGCTGTTCCACCGCTATTTGCAGCAAAAATCGCACAATATGTGTATGGAGTTTTGCAGGGACGGTATAAGAATAACATCAGTAAGAATAGTCAAGCAGCCTGAAGGAAATCCAGAAATGAATGGAGATTTGGTTGACAGCATAGTTGGTTTTGCTGAAGCCAGAAAGGAGTTTCATGCCCAATTGTTACTGAATACGCTCACAATTAATACTGCCGGAGTTGTTAGTAACGCAGATAGCAGTAACAAAAACAGTAAAGCTATAGCAAGAGAAATTGCTCGCTTCTTGCAGGCTGAAACGATTGGTGAACGTGTTGCAGGGCAAACATCTGGTAATCAGTTTGAGAGTATCTGCGCAGAGTTTATAGAAAAAACCTTTTTTAAACTCAGCCACTTACGCCCTGGAAAATGGAATGTACATCAGGTTTCTGGTAGAAACAGATTAGAGATAGCTAAATATGAACAATATGCCCATCTTATAGCATTGGATAGTGCTGCAAAAAGTAATCCTCAGCTAGCTGCTGCACTGGGGAGTGATTATACGATTTCACCAGATATTATTGTTGAAAGAGAACCTGAATGTGATCAAGTTATCAACAGTCCTGAATTACTGGTGGATGATTCTGTTACCCGCATGTCAGCTCTCAGGAGTTCGAATGGTGGGAAACCAATATTACACGCAAGTATTTCCTGCAAATGGACAATAAGAAGCGACCGGGCCCAGAATGCTCGTTCTGAGGCATTAAATCTTATTCGCAACCGTAAGGGAAATCTCCCTCATGTAATGGTTGTTACTGCTGAGCCTACTCCAAGTCGTCTGGCGTCTATTGCTCTTGGTACTGGTGATATAGATTGCGTGTATCATTTTGCGCTTTATGAACTTATATCAGCAGTTGAAATACTGGGGCTCAGCGATGCAGCTGACATGCTTTCCGTGATGGTTAATGGTAAAAGATTAAAGGATATTTCTGATCTTCCCTTGGATCTTGCAGTCTGACATCTCTACGTAAATAGAGTCTGTCATATTTTAACTGTGATGGCACGTCATTGACTTCAGTACATTTTTACTAACCCGCTTCGCGGGTTTTGTTTTTTCCTGGCGTTCTGGTTTACAATCCACACGCCAGCCTGAACAACTGGCACCTGCTGCGCCAGCAGAGACAACCGATGGCGCACAATACCAAACACCACAATTCTGATGCCGACCCTGCCAGCAGACACGGACGGCGCTCTCACGCATTCAAATATGACTGGTACCAGCATGACCAATGCACTGAAGAACAGGCCGAGTGGCTGATTCAGAATTACCGCAGACGTGGATACCAGTTTCAGAAAGGCCTCAGTCCTGACTTCCGACACTGGATAATTTCCGTCAGGCTCCCTTATTCCGAACGCCCGCCGCGTCCGTCCCGCACATATCAGCAACGCATCTGGAGGTAACGTGCGGGTATTACTTCGACCTGTTCTGGTACCGGAACTCGGTCTGGTTATCGTTAAGCCAGACCGTGAATCAATGTCAGTATTCCATAACGGCAGAATATTGGTGGAACCGGAACCCAAAAACATGCGCAGTCTTCCGTCCGGCGTCGTTGCAGCCGTTAGCCAGCCGTTGGCTGAGGATAAAACATTACTACCATTTTTCAGCGATGAGCGGGTAATTCGTGCAGCAGGTGGTGCAGGTGCACTGTCTGACTGGTTATTACGTCACGTGAAATCCTGCCAGTGGCCACACGGCGATTATCATCACAGCGAAACAGTCATTCACCGTTACGGTACCGGCGCGATGGTGTTGTGCTGGCACTGTGACAACCAGCTGCGCAACCAGACATCAGAATCACTCGATCAACTTGCTCAGCAGAATCTGGTTGCCTGGATGATTGACGTCATCCGTCACGCAATAAGCGGTACGCAGGAGAGGGAGTTATCGCTGGCCGAATTATCCTGGTGGGCGGCCTGCAATCAGGTGGTGGATGCACTACCTGAGGCAGTAGCGCGTCGTTCGCTGGGATTACCGGTGGAAAAAATCCGCTCCGTATACCGTGAGAGTGACATCGTACCGGGAGAACAGACAGCCATCAGCATACTGAAGCAGCGCACAAAAAATATTGCGCTGCCACTTCACGTCCACCAGCAACAGCCCCCACCCCAGGAAAAGACGTTAGTAAGCATCGCCGTTGATCCGGAGTCTCCGGCTCAGTACCTCCAGCGCCAGAAACCACAACGGGAAGAGATGCCTGTATACACGCGCTGGGTAAAAACGCAGAAATGCATGACGTGCGGTAATCAGGCAGATGATCCGCATCACATCATTGGTCATGGACTGGGAGGGATGGGAACAAAGGCTGACGATTTGTTTGTTATTCCGTTGTGCCGTAAATGCCATAACAAACTACATGCCGGAGTAAAAGATTTTGAAGAAAAACACGGCAGTCAGCTGTTGTTGCTGATTCGTTTTTTAATGCACGCGAGAAATTCGGGTGTTCTGAAGTGGAAAGCATAAATGACCGAACGCATAGAATTTGTTTTGCCTTACCCGCCGACGGTGAACACTTACTGGCGACGCCGTGGCAGCACATATTTTGTATCAAAAGCCGGGGAGCGTTATCGCCGGGCAGTGGCGCTTATTGTTCGCCAGCAGCACTTGAAATTAAGCCTGTCCGGACGGCTGGCAATAAAAATTATTGCAGAACCACCGGATAAGCGCCGCCGTGACCTGGACAATATTCTGAAAGCGCCGCTGGATGCGCTGACGCATGCGGGGTTGCTAATGGACGATGAGCAGTTTGATGAAATCAATATCGTTCGTGCTCAGCCAGTATCTGGTGGACGTCTGGGGGTGAAGATTTACCCCATAATGCTTGAAGGGCAGGTCAAAAAATGAAACTGGAAGATTTACCGAAATACTACTCCCCAAAATCCCCCGGCCTGACTGATGCATCGGCCTCAACGTCGAAAGATGCGCTGAGTATCACTGATGTGATGGCCGCGCAGGGCATGACACAGAATCGGGCTGAGATGGGGTTTTCTGCGTTCCTTGGGAAAATGGGCATTAGTATGAATGACAGAGAGCGGGCAACAGAATTGCTGACAGAATATGCACTCAGTCGGTGTGATCGCGTGGCGGCGTTAAGAAAACTCCCGGCAGAAATAAAACCGGCAGTGATGCGTATTATGGCTTCGTATGCGTTTGAAGATTATGCCCGTAGCGCGGCGAGCAAAAAACAGTGCCCCTGCTGTCACGGAAAAAAATTTATTGAAAGCGAGGTTTTTACAAACAAGGTTCAGTATCCGGATGGCAAGCCGCCAGTATGGGCAAAGTGTACGAAAGGTGTGTATCCGTCTTACTGGGAAGAATGGAAAAAAATTCGGGAGGTGGTGAAAGTTTCTTGTCCTGAATGTAAAGGGAAGGGGGAGATTTCCACTGCCTGTAAAGACTGCCGTGGGCGTGGTGTCGCCATTCATCGTGAAGAGTCGGTAAAACGTGGTATGCCTGTTATCAGAGACTGCCAGCGTTGTGGTGGTCGTGGCTGTGAAAGACTACCATCAACGGAGGCATTTAATGCCATACGCAAAGTGACGAGTGCTATCACGCTTGATACGTGGAAAAAATCAGTGAAACGCTTTTACGATACGTTGGTGGTTCGGTTTGACATTGAAGAGGCATGGGCGGAGCGGCAGTTAAAGAGGGTAACGCGATAGTGTTGTTGATTTTTCCCGAATCTGTGGTAAATTTGCCCTAACGATGGGCGTTTTATGCCTGACGTTAGAAGATTTTTTACACCCCGCCGCCTGGCGGGTTTTTTATGACTGAAATCGCGTCAGTACAGTAAACGCGCTGGTGGCGGTGAATACCTGTCTTTCAGCTTGCTGGCTTTTTCGACAAGAGTTATTGGTGTGTCACGTTAACCGGAAAAGGGAAAAAGACATGCTAAAACAGCAGGATATGACAGAAACCGCCAGAGTGGTGTTTAATGAATTAAGCGTTACCGAACCGGCGACAGTCGGGGAGATAGCGCAGAATACTTACCTTTCACGCGAACGCTGCCAGTTAATACTGACCCAGCTGGTTATGGCGGGTCTGGCAGACTATCAGTTCGGTTGTTACAGACGCCTTCCGCAGTGAAGGCTTTTTTATTTGTGGTAAATGGGCGGCTGGTGGGTGTTAGGGGCACCCACCAGCCATCTGCTCATGCGTTGGGTTCACAAGCAAACCTCAGGCCCACTGCTTTGCGCAAAAGCAGAATGAGCCTATCAGAGACAGGCTTAATGATCCATGCTTAATACTGTAAAAATATCCAGTTGTGAGTTAATCAACGCCGACTGCCTGGAATTTATCCGGTCGTTACCCGAAAATTCTGTTGACCTGATAGTCACGGACCCGCCGTACTTTAAAGTGAAGCCTGAGGGCTGGGATAACCAGTGGAAGGGCGACGATGATTACCTGAAGTGGCTGGACCAGTGTCTGGCGCAGTTCTGGCGGGTGCTGAAACCTGCCGGAAGTCTTTACCTGTTCTGTGGTCATCGCCTGGCATCTGATATCGAAATCATGATGCGTGAACGCTTCAGTGTGCTGAACCATATTATCTGGGCGAAGCCGTCCGGACGCTGGAACGGATGCAACAAGGAAAGCCTGCGGGCGTATTTCCCCGCCACAGAGCGCATTCTGTTCGCGGAACATTATCAGGGGCCGTATCGTCCGAAAGATGCCGGGTATGCGGCGAAGGGCAGTGCACTGAAACAGCATGTGATGGCCCCGCTGATTTCTTACTTTCGTGATGCGCGCGCGGCCCTGGGGATAACGGCAAAACAGATTGCAGATGCCACAGGAAAGAAAAACATGGTGTCGCACTGGTTCAGTGCCAGTCAGTGGCAGCTACCGAATGAAAGCGATTATCTGAAATTACAGGCGCTGTTTGCCCGGGTGGCAGAAGAGAAGCATCGGCGTGGTGAACTGGAAAAGCTCCACCACCAGCTGGTGGATACGTATACCTCACTGAACCGGCAGTATGCGGAGCTGCTGAGTGAATATAAACATCTGCGGCGGTATTTTGGCGTGACGGTGCAGGTGCCGTATACCGATGTGTGGACGCATAAACCGGTGCAGTTCTATCCCGGGAAACATCCGTGCGAAAAACCGGCAGAAATGCTGCAGCAGATAATCAGCGCAAGCAGTCGTCCGGGTGACCTGGTTGCAGATTTTTTCATGGGGTCGGGTTCAACGGTAAAAGCGGCGATGGCACTGGGGCGTCGTGCGATTGGCGTTGAACTGGAGACCGGACGTTTTGAGCAGACAGTCAGGGAAGTTCAGGATTTAATCGTTTGAAACGGATGAGATTGCAGAATTAATTACGCACCATTATTATTCTGCTTCCGGCCCTTTAGCTCAGTGGTGAGAGCGAGCGACTCATAATCGCCAGGTCGCTGGTTCAAATCCAGCAAGGGCCACCATCACAAACCGCCATTAGCTTATCAGGAAGAGCAGACGACACGATAACAGGGTTGTTGGTGCGGGGGCGGGTCCCCGATGGCGGTCCATTATCGGTATTCAGCGTTGTTAGCTCAGCCGGACAGAGCAATTGCCTTCTAAGCAATCGGTCACTGGTTCGAATCCAGTACAGCGCGCCATATTCATTCTTCCAGATTCCTTTCGGCAGAGCCTTATACTGAAATATACCTGGCTCAGGATATTGTTGAAAATATTATATGTTTGTCAAAAATAAAAGTTCTGTTAAGTGTTGATTGAGTGTTTGTTATACGGTCTAATGGTTTTTTCAGCATTAAATATTTATCATTCATATGGTGTGGGTAGAGTGAATATTGATGAGGCGTCGGGGTGTTTCATCCTTAGGCAGCGTATTGATATAGTCAATGCAGAACGAGCAAAGGCCTTCAGCCGTTTGACAGTTTTGTTCTGTACTCCTGATCGTCTTTCGGGAAGAGACGTTATTATTCTGAATAGTGATGCTATACAGAGGGTTTGCGATGAGTTCATGGTGGCTAATTCAGAATTATTTGCTCTTGTTCAGGAGTACAACAGAATAGCCAGGACCTGTGGTATGGATGAACTTCGGATTACTCATCTGGGGTAGATACATATCTGGATTATCACCGGTTACGGTAAAAAGTGATTGCTTACTGTTTTTGTGAATGGCATTGCAGCAGCCGGATAATGTCAGTGCTGGCTGACGGTGTGCTGGTGGCGGGTGTGGTGGTTGCTGCTTTCCCGTTGCTGAAAAAGAAAACGCCAGACTGTTAGCCGGGTATCAGTTAGCGGGAGAAATTTTTAAATACTTCACAATTCAGGCGGTTGACTGTTGTCTGGTTTGCGGGGAGTTTGTTAAAAGAAACTGGCATGGTGAATCCCCCTGTGCGGAGGGGCAATCAGCGAGTAGGTATATGGGATAATCGCGGATTCAGGTGCTGGTACTGAATTCACCGGGAGGCACCCGGCACCATGCAATGGCACATAGCGCCACTCTCCAGCCCCTCTCCGGAGGGGCTGTTTATATTGATTTTGTCAGATGTGAGTAAACTCCTTATGGACTTTGTTGTTTTAGCCCATAAGGACATATTTGCAGAGTGCAACGGTTATTAAAGCATTCATTCAATACGTTATCTGTATTTGTAGGGCATTCCTGGCTGTTTTTGATTAAATTCCAGAATGTTTTATTGAATGGTACTACGTTGTAAATGGTTACAGGCAGCACTTTGTTATTGAGCATGATGCCTGTGTGAGTCAGTGTAAATATACTTTCAGGAGGTAAGAAAGCATCCGATTGATACCAGATTATTAATTTTATTTTACTCCATATGACTGAAAAAGATATTCCGCATGATGGCTGGATAACTGTATCAATCACAATCCACTTCATTTAGTTTCCTTGTTTATGCCTTGCTGGTGATGTTCTGAAAAGTATAAATGATATTTTTGATTGTAAACCATAGAGCAGAATTATTTTTCTGATGTTGTTTATTGTTTATTTAAATGCAGGGTGGTTTATATCTCGTCTTGTAGTTTATCCATGCATATCTGCTTGATGATGAGGTTTTTAATTAAGGTATGGTTTTGTGTTTTTTCTGTATTACATGTCAGGTATTTTAAAGAATCATTTTTCAGATGGTGGAAAGAACCATGGCATTTAAACACTATGATGTTGTCAGGGCGGCGTCGCCGTCAGATCTTGCGGAAAAGCTGACACATAAACTGAAAGAGGGCTGGCAGCCGTTTGGTAGTCCGGTGGCCATAACCCCTTATACCCTGATGCAGGCGATTGCAGCAGAAGGTGATGTGGTCGTCAGTGGTGCAACTGAGCCGGAGTGGTACTACGTCATCGTACTGGCCGGGCAATCCAATGCCATGGCTTACGGTGAAGGGCTTCCGCTTCCGGATTCTTACGATGCGCCCCACCCACGCATTAAGCAACTGGCCCGTCGCAACACAGTGACTCCCGGTGGTAAAGCATGCGCATTTAACGACATCATTCCGGCAGACCACTGCCTGCATGATGTTCAGGATATGAGCGCACTGAATCATCCGAAGGCAGACCTGAGCAAAGGGCAGTACGGCTGTGTCGGCCAGGGCTTACATATTGCCAAAAAACTGCTTCCGTATATCCCGAATAACGCGGGGATCCTGCTGGTACCATGCTGTCGTGGTGGTTCGGCATTCACCCAGGGCGCGGAGGGGACATTCAGTGCGGACACGGGGGCCAGCCAGGATTCGGCACGCTGGGGTGTGGGTAAACCGTTATATCAGGACCTGATCGCACGCACCAAAGCGGCATTACAGAAGAACCCGAAAAATGTGTTGCTGGCGGTGTGCTGGATGCAGGGCGAATTTGACATGAGCGCTGCCACCTACGCACAGCAACCGGACCTGTTCACGGCCATGCTGAAGCAGTTCCGTACTGACCTTTCCGGATTTAACGCGCAGTGCCATGGCGGCAGTGCTGCAGTTGTACCGTGGATTTGTGGCGACACGACGTATTACTGGAAAAACACATACGGCACACAGTATGACTCCGTCTACGGCGCGTACAAAAACAGGGAGAGCGACAACGTTTTCTTTGTGCCGTTCATGACCGACGGTAACGGCAACAACACGCCCACCAACTTACCGGCAGAAGACCCGGATATTGCTGATGCAGGTTATTACGGCGCGCAATCCCGTAGTAATGGTAATTGGGTATCGTCAAATCGTCCGACACATTTCAGTTCATGGGCGCGCAGGGGCATTATTTCGGATCGCCTGGCAACCGCTATTCTGAACGCAGTTGGTCGAACCAGCGCCTTCATCAGCGGTACCGCACCGGAGATTAAACCCTCGCCCGGCGGCGACACGCCATCGGGGCCGTCTGATGGTGACACATCCGTTCGTACAGTCTCCCTGCTGCCGACAGCCGGAGAGGCTGCTGCGCAGGGCTGGACCATCACCGGCGGCAGTGTTGCGCTGGAAGATGGTGTGTTTAAGGTTACCAAGCAGAGCAATAAAACCTGGTCCCTGATGCATCCGGTGGATGACGCGGTCTCCCTGCTGACACGGGGTGGCAGACTGAGCTGTAAGTTTCGACTGTCAGGCGCACTGACCAACAACCAGTTCGGTCTGGGAATTTATCTGTATACCGATGTAGCGTTACCTGACGTCGTGGCGATGACCGGGACTGGTAACCCGTTCCTGATGTCGTTCTTCACCCAGACCACAGACGGCAAACTGAATCTGATGCATCACAAGAAAGCCGGAAACACAAAGTTGGGCGAGTTCGGGAATTACAGTAACGACTGGCAGACGCTGGAGCTGGTGTTCACCGCCGGCAGTGCCACGGTTACTCCGAAACTGAATGGAGTGGCTGG